ACATGTGTTGATACTGGCATAAACGTGATTAGTTTAGATGACACTAACGATCACATGAGACTCATACAGTCTATTGACTGCAACTACCGGACAGAGGAGGCATAATGTTAAGTTTCAATGTTGATTTTGTGTTTGAATACGCGGTAATCCACGTCACTTGCGAAGTAAGTCACTTTGATGATGTGGTTTCGGTGGCACAAGAATTAGTTGAAACGTCGGGTTTGATTGTTTCATGGTCAAGAGTGCAAGACACCATCATAGAAGAACTATCAAGTGAAGTAGGTATTTGATGAACGTGTTTATTAAAAGCAACGGTAGTGTCATGGTGGCGTACAGTTACGGGAAACCCGTTGTAGGCTGGAGTCGGGAAAAGCAGCAACTTGTGAACCCGTACACACATGAACCAATAAGTCACGCAACCATGCTGGACTTCACGACGCTACTTGAGCAGTCACAAAAATGAGTTAGCGTGTTCCTCTAGTACACTAACAACCTAGGCCCCGCCCGGAGTTGAGCGCACCCCTTACGCTCCTCCGGGTGGTTTTTTTATGCCCGGCGAAATCAGTGTACGATTAGGGCACTACGAGTTGGAGGTGTCCGTGCCGCGCAAAGCCCCAAAAATGACCGAACTGGTTATTGAGGAAACATCCGGCGTGGATCACCCTGCCCACTTGCATGAGGGGTGGCTCGTAATGAAGGCCGCTAACCCGGAAACCGTGGCAGAAGTTCAACGTAACCTGCCGGAACCTATGGAGGCACTAATGGATGAAACCACGGACGTCGTGGAAGAACTGAAGGCAGAACATATGCCGGAAGATAAAATGCAAGACGAAGTTAAAGACGCTGAAGAAGATTTGATGGTCGCTATGGCCCGTATCACTGAACTGGAAGCCCGGATCGCTGAAATGGAATCCGCTATGGGAGAACCTGACATGGAAGAAGTCGAAATGATGGACGGTGAAGAAATGTTGGACAAAGAAACGCTTGCACTCGCAAAGTCCTCCAGTCCCGACGTTCGTACCGCTATCGTCAAAATGGCTCGTGAGAAGGCAGTCGCTGAAAAGGCACTCGCTGTTGAACGGGAAACGCACGCTGACGCTGAAGCCACCACGAAAGCGAAAGCCGCTTACAGTCACCTGTCTGTTGCCCCTGACAAGATTGGCCCTGCCCTTCGTCGGCTGGCCGGTATTGACTCGGATCTGGCAAAGAGCATTGAGGATGCGCTCGCGGCAGCGGACGCACAAAACGAATCGGCTGACATTTTCTCTGAGGTCGGTAAAGGCTTCACCGCTAAAGGTGACGCTATTGACAAAATATCTTCCCTCGCGAAAGCAGCGGTCGCAGAGGGCAAGTTCGCAACCATTGAGCAGGCTTACGCTCAAGTTGCAACCGAAAACCCTGCACTCTATAACGACTACCTGATTGAGAAGGGAGCCTAATCATGGCTTACGAATTTTCTAACGCAGCGGTCAAGACAACCTTTACCGCCGGTGAGGATCTTTCCGCTGCTCAATTCAAGTTTGTGAAGATTGATAACGGAACAGGAAACGTTGTTGCTGTTAGTGGCGCAACCGACCGTCCCGTTGGAGTCCTACAAAACGCGCCTACGAGTGGTCAAGCCGCAGAGGTAACCATAGTTGGTGGAACCAAAGTGAAGGCTGGAGGCTCCGCATCCGCAGGGCAGCCACTGTTCTCTAACGGTTCAGCCGTTGGTGTCACTCTCGCTTACGGCACAACTGGCTCAGCGGCTTTCGTTGTCGGTGCTTTCGTTGAAGTTGCCGCTTCGGGTTCCATTGTTTCAGCCGTCATCAACTGCGCCGCACCCGGTCGCGGACTCTAGGAGGAATAGAAATGCCACAACCAACCGGCTCACAGGTACATGTTGACGCGATCCTGACCAATGTGTCAGTCGCCTACATGCAGAAGGCTGAAAACTTTATCGCGGACAAGGTGTTCCCCATCGTTCCCGTAGATAAGCAGTCCGACAAGTATTTCGTGTATGACAAAAACGATTGGCTTCGTGATGAAGCGCAGGTTCGCACTGACGGCACTGAGTCCGTGGGTTCAGGGTACAACATTAGTACAGCAACCTATTACGCTGACGTGTACGCGATCCATAAGGACATTGGTGACCAGACTCGCGCTAACGCTGACGCACCTATCAACGTTGATCGTGAAGCGGCAGAGTTCGTTACCCAACGGCTCCTGACCCGTCGTGAGATCCAATTCGTCAGTGACTTTATGACTGGCGGCGTGTGGGGTAACACAGCGACAGGTGTTGCGGGTGTTCCTTCCGCTGGGCAGGTTCGCCAGTGGAGTGACTACACAAACTCTGACCCGATTGACGATATTGAAGAAGCCAAAGCAGATATCCTTTCTGTTACTGGCCTTGCAGCGAACACGCTGGTTCTCGGATACGACGTTTTCCGTCAACTGAAGAACCATCCTGATCTCGTTGACCGGATCAAGTACACGTCGTCACAAACGATCACTGAAGACATGCTCGCTCGCATGTTTGACATTGAGCGTGTACTTGTATCGAAGTCAATCAAAGCCACGAACGCTGAAGGTGCCACTGGTGCTTACGCTTTCACTACCGGCAAGAGTGCGCTTCTCGCTCACGTTGCCCCGGCTCCCGGCCTGTTGACTCCTTCTGCTGGTTACATCATGCAGTGGACTGGTGTTTCGGGTGGACTCGGTGCAACAATCGGAACCTCCTCGTTCCGTTTGGATTCACTTCGCGCAACTCGTATCGAAGCGGAACTTGCTTTCGATAACAAAGTTGTTGCCGCTGATCTTGGGTACTTCTGGCAAACAGTTGTTGCTTAATTAAATCCGCGAACGACGGCGGGATCATCCTTGATTTAAGGGATGATCCCGTTAGTCATTTCTGGACTACAATAAACTGGAGGAGGATTTAATGACGTTCACATATTCAGGCGATCCGGGTTCGTCTACTAGGGATCTTGTGCGGTTCCTCATTACGGACACTAACGCGGCTGAGCCGTTGTTTCAGGACACGGAACTTGATTACCTAGTTACCACATGGGAGAACGGTTACACAGCCGCTATCGCAGCGGTACGCACCCTTATAGGGCGTGTGGCGGATGGGTCAAGCGAGTCGAAGAAAGTTGGGGACTTGTCGCTTGCTTCGTCTACTGGATCTTCCACCGGGAAACTGCAAAGCCTTATTCAGCAACTAGAAACTGCACGTTTCAACTTGTACCCTGCCGCACCTATCGTTAATGCAAACTCACTGTTAAAAACGGTGGAGAAGATTGATGAGGATTCTGGGAGCGACTTCGTGCTGGGTCAGATGGACAACAAAACGTGAGCATTGAAACAGCGTACCTAGAATTGTTTTCCGAAACGGTAACGATCTTTGCCGCGTCTACTATGGATGCTTACGGCAAGTGGTCTTACTCTGCGAGCGTGAGTGTTCCGGCTCACCTTGTGTCGGAAACAAGAATGACTGTTGCACCTGACGGACGTGAGGTTGTTGAGACAGGGAAGGTTTACTTGTACGGGCAGGTGAATGTGACAACTGATTCAAAAATCCTTTTCGCAGACGGTTCACTCCCTACCATTATTGGTGTTGAGAAGCCACACGATCAGGTGGCTTGGCATCACACTGTTGTTAGTGTAGGTAAACAGTTATGAAAATGTCTGTGCAGATGGACGGGGCAAGAGAACTCAACGAACTTTTAAGCCGGGTTGCTTCGTTTGGTTTTGTTAAAGAGTTCGAGCAGGCAATGTTTGCTACTGCTAACGAGGTTTTGAATCAGTCCAAAAAAATTGTTCCTGTTGATCTAGGTGCATTGAAAGACAGCGGCAAGGTGGAAAAGCCTAAACGTTCGGCTACTGGGGTAAGTGTAGAAATAACTTACGGTGGAACATCCGCACCCTACGCCTTGTACGTTCACGAAGATCCTTCGGCTCAGCACAAGGCCGGTAAGTCTTACCACTTTCTTAAAATACCTGTGGATGCCGCGAGAACAACTTTTGTTAATGACCTAAAGAAACGATTCATTAGTTACATGCGGAGGAAGTAATGCTTCCAGAGTTAGCATCTAAACTTGTTTCCGCTTCCGTGGGGACACTCGCAACGGACTTGTTCCTTGGAATGATCCCGGATAAGCCTGACTTGTGTGTTGCTTTGTACGAGTTCTCTACTGTTGCACCACTAGAAACGTTAGGCAACATGGATGCGACTTTGGAGCGTCCCGGCGTTCAGGTTTTGGTTCGATCCGGTCGTAATGATTACGTTTCTGGTCGCAACAAAATGGTTGAGGTCAGAAACATTTTAACGAACATTACGGATGAAACAATTTCAGGTGTTCGGTTCCTCCGCGTGTCACCTGATTCGAGTATTAACTCTATTGGGGTGGATCAGAACGGTCGCCCTAAGTTTACTTTGACGTTATCTGTTGTGACGGAGCGTTAATGGACGAATACGGTAAGGGTTCAGTTTCTGTTGAACGGCCTCGTTGTTGGCGTTGCAACAAACTACTTGCCGAACTGGTCACTTCCCCGTGGCGTATCGCATGTCAAAGGTGTCGCGCCGTCAACCAACAGGAGTAATTTTGTCCCTGAAAGACGAGTTCACTAAAGCCCTGCAAAATCAACCTGAACCACCGCGCCGTAAAAAATGGATTCCCGGCATTGTGTGGGAGGGTGACGAGGGAACTGTCACGACTTCTACTATCGCGGGTGAACGTAACCCGGACTGGGATCATGTTCTGCGTCATTGGGGTCTTGACCCGGAACTTTTTGAGGTTGTTGAGCCTGTTCTTTTTAATTCGTGGGGCGGGGAGGATGGGGGGAATAACCGGCAGTACAAGGCACGGGTTATTCGTCGCACAATTTTAGGTGTTGATCTGGAGCCGTTGATTAAAGAAGCGTTGAAGAGGAGGCCTTCAAAGAAAGTGTTCGAGGGTGAGGGTGTCCTTAACGTGGTTCTTGCTGACTGGCAGATAGGTAAGAATGACGGGGACGGGCTTGAGGGAACCATTGAACGTGTCATAAACGCACGGGAAGGGGTCATACGCAGGGTTAAAGAGTTGCGGAGTATTGGTAGGGGCATCTCGAAACTAAACGTCCTATGGACAGGGGATTCTATTGAGGGGTGTGTCGGTTTTTACCCGTCACAAACTTTCAACGTCGAACTTGATCGGAGAGATCAGGTAAAAGTAACCCGTCGCCTTCTCCTAGATTCCCTCATGGCGTGGTCAAAACACTTCACCGAAATCACGGTCGCTGCTGTTGCCGGTAATCACGGGGAGAACAGGGCTGACGGTAAATCGTTCACTACCCCGCACGACAATGATGATCTCGCTATCGTTGAAATGGTTGAAGAGATCCTTCACGCTAACCCGGAAACGTTCGGCCACATAAAGTTCCTGTACCCACGGGACGCATTAACCTTGACGCTTGAGTCTGCCGGGTGGATTCTGGGGCTTACTCACGGGCATATTGCCCGGTCAGGTGCGACACCTGAAATGAAACTTAGAACGTGGTGGCAGAAACAGGCTGGGGGGAAGCAACCGATTGGGGACGCTGACGTTCTCGTATCAGGTCACTATCATCATTTGCGTTTAGCGGATTGGGGCGGGTGTTTATGGATTCAGGCCCCCGCTATGGATGGTGGTTCGGATTGGTGGAAACTTTCAAGCGGAGAGGTGTCGCAGGCGGGCACGGTAACTTTTTGCATGTATCCTGATACCCGTGTCACAGACCTCCAAGTCCTCTAGCGCGATGCTTCCAGAGGACATAGCCGCTTACGCTGCTTCCCTTGTGAACGGTGAACGGCAAAACGAATACGGTCACCCGCTGGATAACCTTGACCGTGCCGCACAAATATGGTCGGTGATCCTTGACAGCCCCGTAACCGCTGAGCAGGTTTCCTTGTGCATGGTGGGAATGAAAATTGCTCGCCAAGTCCACAAGCCGAAAGCCGATACGGTCGTGGACATTATTGGTTACGCATTGACTCTCCACATGGTTGAGGTGGAACGTGCCCGGCGTGGCCTTTGTAACGACTGATTTTAATAACAACATTCAGCCACCGGAACCGAACGGGTGCGCGTGGTATCGAATGGTTTTACCTGCCCGTGAGTTAGAAGAACTCGGTTGGGAGACAGTTGTTGGGCAGCCACGGCTCGCAACTGACTACGGGGTAGGTGTGGCGTACAAAGATGGAATGTTGACCGGGTACGACGCGACCGTTACGAAACTAATCATGCACAAGGCTTTCCCGGAAATGATCCCGATAATGCGGGCGAGGGGGGAACGTGTAATTGTGGATGTGGACGATTTTCATTACGGGCTGGAGCCAACCAATATCGCTTACCATTCCACGCACCCGCACACTGACCCTAACTGTAACCGGATGTGGTACGAGATTGGGATCAGGGCGGCTGACAGTGTGATTGTTTCGACGGAGTTCCTTGCCGATCATTACTCGCGTCGGGTTCGGGACGTGAGGTTAGTTCGGAACAGTATTGACGTTGACCGTTACACACCTATGGTTCAAAATGGTGAAGCCGTTTTCGGTTGGGTCGGTGGGACGTTGTGGAGATCCGGGGACATTGAACTGTTGCGGGACTGGTTGCCGGGGTTCAGTAAAGATCACGGGATACGGGTGCATCATGCAGGTCACATTTCTGGGGACGGGAAACATTTCGGTGTTCGTGCTGGATTGAAAAAGGTGTCTACCCAAAACATGATTCCGATAGTGGAGTACCCAAAACTTTTCACGGAGTTTAATGTTGGGCTGGTTCCGTTGGCCATGAATCCTTTTAATGAAGCAAAATCTTTTCTGAAGGGACTGGAGTACGCCGCGTCGGGTATCCCGTTTATTGCTTCGCCTACACGCGAGTACGAGTTGTTGCATGAAGCGGGTGTTGGGCGGCTCGCTGAGACACCGGATGAGTGGCGTGACCATGCGACTGAACTTCTTAACCCTGATGTTCGGGCAGGGGAAGCGAACCGGCAACGGCTTATTGTTGAGTCACTTTTTAACATTAAAGGAAAGGGTAACGAATGGGCTACCGCGATTCTTGGATAAAGAACATGGGGGATGTTGCGTGTCATTTCGAGGACACAATTCTTGCGTTTGACAAGTACGCACCGACTGGCCCGGTACGAATGTTGTGTGCTGCTTCTCCTCACTTGTGGTCGGAGATGTTGCCGGATGGATCAGTTGTTGACACGGAGCATAAAGGTGACAAGTACGACGTTATTGTTTCGGGTGATTCTTCTCTGTGGCCGTGGCTGGTTATTGGTGGGTTAATGTTGGTGGAGAATCCGAGTACTGAGTTGGTGTTGCAACTGATTGGTGACTTGTGTGAGGACAGGGATTCGTGGTTGCCGATTGAGGAGGTGAGTAACGTGCAGGTGTATCCGCATGTTCTTGTGGTGGAGAAACGGCATCCTAGGGTCATGGAGTATTTGAATGTTTTGACTGGTGTGGGGGATGATTCTGATTTGATTGCGGGTGGGGCTAAAAGGTTGGCTGTTTAGAAACGTGTTGGTATTTAACAACTTCTTGGGGGTTTGGTTCCTTAACGTACCCCGGTGAATAGTGACTAGGGGGTCATGCTATGCTTGGTTTATTGAAGGCAAGGGGCCTTCAGAAAAGGGGCAACAAAATGTCAAGAAAAAGTGAGCAGCAGAAACAGGGACACTTCAAGGATGTGTTAGTGCAATGCCCATCCTGTTTTTACGAGTTTGTTAACCCACAGTGGGGTACAAATGGAGAGTGTAATTCCTGCCATAAGGAATACATATCTTTCGGCAAGTGTTCTTGCATCCGATGTGAGGAATGAGTGAGATGCTAATCACTGAGTTAATTTGTTTAACGTGCAGCGCAACGATTCAATCCTTAGCCACCACGACGGCAGTTGCGGCTAGAGGGAGATCGTTTCTGTTTCAATGTTCCGACTGTGCAACAGAGGAGAGTGAGTGAGATGGAAGGAATCAAAAGCCCGATCCGTTTACGCAACGGAAAACTGGACGGTCACCGTGGCACATTCTGGGCGTGGCCTGTGGACGGATACTTCGATCTGCATCATGCTGCGTTTGGGATTGACCCTGACGGCTCTGACGTTGTTTGTGAATGCTTCGACACTCTTGAGGAAGTGAAGCAATACGTCCGGGAAATTGCACAGTGGAATAAGTGGGGGGTCTAATGAAACCCGAAAAGGTTCGTGAACTGTTGCTGTCAGGCAAGTCGGAGAGATCCAAGCAGCGAGCCGTTGGGCCTTCTGAGATCGGTGGGTGTGCCCGTAAGGTGTGGCATCGTATTGACGAGACACCTGTAACTAATCCGGGGACGTTGTCGCTGGCAGCCAATTTGGGGACTGCGATCCATTCGTGGATTGAGGAGAAACTATCCGGGGACGCACGTTACCTTTTAGAAACTAAAGTGGAGCGCGAAGGTATTTTTGGGCACGTTGATTGTTTTGATATTGAGCAGGGTGAAGTGATTGACTGGAAAACGTTGAAACTGTCGGGGGTTCCCTACTTCCCTTCTAAACAGCAACGCTGGCAGGTTCAGGTGTACGGATGGCTCATGTCTGTGGGGCATGAAGTAAAGTCGGTGTGTCTTGTGGGGATTCCACGGGACGGGAACGACAACCAGATTGTTACGCACACGGAACCGTATGATGAGGCTGTGGCTTTGGAGGCTCTCGTGTGGCTTCACAATGTGCGTACATCGTGGGAGAAACCTAAGCCGGAGAAGCCTAAAAAGTTTTGCCGCGACTATTGCGAGTTTTACGATCCGACTGGCAAGGTTGGATGCCCGTCTAAAGGCTGATTAAGGGGTCATACAGGGCTGTGGATACTTTCCCGGACTGGTTACACCTCACAAAATCCTAATCCTTAAGAACGCTCTTTAGCGTAGGCCGGTTTGGGGTGTAGAATTACGGGAAGCAACGTGTCCAACCGTGACCCGCCCCTGATCGTGGCCCTAGTGGTTCTTCTGGGTGTGGGTTGCCACGCCTAGAATGAGGTCAAGTTGAAGTACCTAGTCCACACAGGGATCTCGTACAACAAACTTTCTGCTGCACCCGGTGACATCGTGAGTGACATCCCGGCCAAAAGTGTCCCGTGGCTTCTGGAGCAGGGGCACATTTCTGAGTCTGACCCTAACCCGCTAAAAAGTGAGCCAAAGTCTCCCAGAGAAGGAGACAAATAATGCCAACATTCCGTCACGGTAAAAAGACTGCTGTTTTCATTAACGGTACAGACATGTCCCCGTTCCTAAACGAGGCCACAACCACTCAATCAATCGAAACCGCTGAAACAACCACGTTCGGTTCCGACGATAAAACGTACATGACTGGCCTGTCGGACGGCACGATCTCCTCAAGCGGCCTGTTTGATTCTTCTGCTGGGGCCTCGGACGCTGTTCTTTCGGGAATGATCGCTACTGAAGACAACGCGGTAACGGTTTACCCTGAAGGTAACGTTGCAGGTCGCAGGGCGATGATCGCTAACGGGCAACTAACTTCCTACGAGGTTTCATCCCCTGTTGGTGACGTGATTTCTATTAGTGCTGAGGTGCAAGCCGATGGGGGTTTGTATCACGGTATCGCTTTGACGGGCAGCGTTTCGGCTTCCGCTACCGCTAATGGGGCTTCCACTGACAACACGGCTGCCACCTCAAACGGTCTTATGGCCAACGTTCACGTTACGGCAAACACTCGTGACGGGGCAAGTACCATAAAAATCCAACATTCCGTAGATGACTCTACGTTTGTGGATCTCATTACGTTCTCGTCCGTATCGGCAAGCGCAACAGTGGGCGAGAACCTGACAGCAAACGGAACCGTAAACCGTTATTTACGGGCGCAGCAAACGTTAGCCGGAACCACCGGGACAATCACACTCAATATCGCTTCGGCAAGGAGATAACACAATGCCAACTTTCAAGCACGGTAAAAACGCACAGTTCAGCCTAGATGGGCCTGCCGGTACTCTGGTCAACCTTTCTACCACCCTCAATGAAATCACGATGCCACGGGCAATCGAAACCGCTGAAACAACTGCTTTCGGTACACAAGACAAAACGTACATTACGGGTTTGTCTGACGCCACCGTTTCAGTTTCGGGAATGTTTGATTCTACCGCTGACACAGCGATTAACGGATCTATCGCTAACCTGAAGTCAGGCTCTGTTTCTTCGATCACGTTCGAGTATGGCCCGTCCGGTTCCGTAGCGACTAACCCTAAGTTCACGGGTGAAGCACTTGTTACGTCTTATGAACTGTCTAGCCCTGTCGGTGACGTAGTGACTTACTCACTGGAACTTCAGGTCACTGGAGCCGTAACACAGTCAACGTTCTAAGCCAAAAAATCCACGTCCCCTTGTGGGCCAACCAAAGGAAAAAGAAATGAATCTACGCGAAACAATCCTTAACACTGAGGATATTCCGTCCGAAGAATTAGAAGTAAAAGAGTGGAAAGTCACCCTTTTGATTAAAGGAATGACCGCCGGTGAACGGGTAAAACTTATGCAGTCTGCGTTTAATCAGGATAGTGGGCAAGTGAACATGGCCGCTGTTTATCCTGACGTCGTGGTCGCGTGTGTTTATGACGTTGAATCCGGCGAGTCTGTCTTCAGCGAGTCCGACAAAGATGCCCTTATGGGTAAGTCAAGCGCAGCGATTGAAAGTATCGCTTCGGTTGGTTTACGCCTGTCTGGTATTGGTAAGGATGAGAAGGACGCGGCGGGAAAAGATTCCTCGTTAGCCCTGAAAGAAGATTCATCTTCGAGTTAGCGCAAAGACTAGGCAGGACGGTGGCTGAACTTCTGTACGGGAGTCCTAGTCACCGTCCCCTTTCCTCCAACGAATTTACGGAATGGGTTGCCTTAGAAAACTTGAGGATCTGGGAGCATGAGCAGGCAAGCAAAAAACGGAGGTGATTGAGTGAGCGACATGGATGTTACCGCGAGGTTCCGTGCCGACGTTTCTGACATGAAAGCAAAAATGTCGGAGGTGCAAGGATCACTCAAAAAAACCGCTGAAGAAACCGCGATGTTGCAAAACAAAATGCTTGCTACTGGTCAAACAATGACTCAAGTTGGCAAGAAAATGAGTCTTGCGGTAACCCTTCCTCTCGTTGGGTTAGGTGTTGCGGCCACAAAAATGTCTATGGACTTTGATGCTTCAATGGTAAAAATTACTTCTCTGGTAGGTATCGCTTCTGAAGAAGTTGACGGAATGAAAAAGTCTGTACTGGCACTATCTGGGGAGACTGCTAAAAGCCCTAAAGAACTTGCTGACGCATTGTTTGTCGTGACCTCCGCTGGTCTGCGTGGGCAGGAAGCCCTAGACGCTTTGGAGGCTTCCGCTAAAGCGGGTGCGGCTGGACTGGGTGAAACAGGAGATATTGCTCGCGCTGTTGCAGGTTCTATGAATGCTTACGGTGCTGAAACTTTGAGTGCTGCCCGTGCGACAGACATTATCGTTGCGACGGCTCGCGCAGGTAACTTTGAAACTTCACAATTCGCGGGAGCGTTGGGTAGGGTGTTGCCGTTTGCTAAGCAGGCCGGGGCGAGCCTTGAGGAAGTTGGCGGTTCTGTTGCGTTGCTGACTCGAACCAACGGTGATGCGGCACAATCCATTACGCAGGTGTCTGCTTTGATGCGAGCGTTTGTTGTGCCCACGGAGGAGGCTAAGAAAGCCCTTGGTGATGCTGGACTCTCGGCGTCTGACATGCGTGACCGGATTTCTAAAGACGGTCTAGCAAGTGCGCTGCAATTCTTGGATAAGAGCCTTGGCGGTAACCGTGAGCAGTTAGGTAAGTTGCTTGGGTCTAGTGAGGCGGCTGGTGCGGCGTTCCAGATACTTGACGCTGATGCACAAACATTAAAAGACACGTTCGGCGTAGTTACTGATTCCGTTGGTATGACTGACGATGCTTTTAAGATTACGAGTGAAAGCAGCGCGTTTAAGATGCAGCAGGCTATTACTCAAATCAAAAACTCTCTGATTGAATTCGGTGCGATTATTTCTCCGTTTGTTGTTGCTTTCGCTGGCGGGTTTGCGACCGTTGCAAACGCGGTCAACTCTTTGCCCGGCCCTATCAAAATGGTTGCTGTTGGGTTTGGTTTGTTGCTTGCGGCGGTTGGCCCGGTGTTGACTATTTTTGGTAAAGCAATAACTATTTTTGTTGGTATGAACGCTTCGCTTTTGAGTCTTCAGGCTAGGTTTGTTTCCGCTTTCACCACCATGAGGGCCGCTGTTACGGTCTGGAGTATTCAAATCAAAACGGCGATGATTGCGGCTAAGACTCAAATAGGTGCACTGGGGCTTGGTGCAAGAGCAGCCGGTTCAATATTTGTAACAAGTTTTAGGGCTATGGGTACTGCGGCTAAAGGCTTGTTGGTTTCCCTTGGCCCCGTAGGTCTAGGGCTTATTGGCATAACCATTGCTTATGAAGCGTTCTCTGGTAGTCAGCAAGAGGCAAAGCAAAAGGTTGAAAATTTAACGGAAGCGATGAAAGAACAAAATGGTGTAATTGGAGAATCAACTGCTTTGATTCTGGCAGAAAACTTCCAAGCACTGTCATACGGCTTTGCTGAAGCAACTGGATTTACTTCTGACCTTGAAAGTCTCGGATTTACCCTAGATGAAGTTGTAACAGCGGTATTGAAAGGCGACTCCGCTATAAATGAGTTGTCTGCGTCAATGATTACATCGGCTAACGGTAATAAAAACCTTGAATATGCTGCATTAAATGTTGCCGCAGCGATGCTTGAGCAAAGTGACGACGTTAAGACTGCTAAGGCTGAATACGACTCCTATCAAGCAAGCGTTACGGTTGCACAAAATGTCACTAAGTCAATGGGTGGCAGTGCCGAAGGTGCTTCCGAATCTGTTGACGGTCTTACTACGGAACTCCTGAACTCTTCTGATGGAGCAGCCGCGCTGCAAACCGAGGTTCAGAAACTCTCTGACATGTTCACGACTATGGACGCGAACATCGCTGCCGTTCGCGCTAAGGATGAGTTGAGGACACTGTTGAGAGGCATGGACGAGGCTATCGCAGAAAACAATCGTAGCCTTAGTGGTAATGGTGCGGCTGCAACAAAGAACCGTGACGCGGTACTTACAGCATTACAAGCAGGCGCGAAGGACGTTCAGGCGTGGGCTACGGCCAACGATGCATCTACTGATCAGGTTGAAGCGCGGTTTAAGGAAAACACTATCGCTTTAAAAGCCGAACTGGTTAAACAAGGATTTGATGAAGACGAAATTGAAGCATTCCTTGGCGCTGATTCTATTGACACTGCAAGCGTGAACGTTCGTGACCAAATGACAACTGCTATCGGTGTGCTTGCTGATCGTGTTGGCCCTGCCGCCTTTGCTGAGTTCAAAGGTGTCGGTCGAGACGTTATGAGTGGTTTAGTTCTAGGAATTGACATTGGTATTCCACCGATGGAACGAAAAATGTCTACCGCTATTCTTGCAGCCAAAGCCGCCGCGCAAGCCACTGGTGAAATCAAAAGCCCTTCCAAAGTTTTTGAGCGCATAGGTAAGCAACTCATGGCTGGGCTTGAAAAAGGTATTGACGAAAAAAGCGAGGCCGTTGCTGAAAAGGCTAGAGCCGCTATACAAAAAATTATTGACAAAGTGCAAGAGCAAATGGATGTTGTTGACCAAGAAATTGATGGGTTTAAGTCTTACCGTGAAGGTGTAGCGGGTCAAATAACAAGTTTGCTTGATCTTGGCGCTGCCTATGATTCTTATACTGACCGTCAACAGGCTGTCACGACAACGCTCGCAGAGTTGATGAAGTATCAGGCAACTATTCAGGGTGAATCCACGGATGACCAGAAAACTAAACTTGCAGAGTTGCAAACGGCTTACCGGGATGCTCAAGCCGACGCTGCAAGTGGGGCGCAATCTATTGTTGATGAGTTCATTCAACAGGGTGAAAAGTTGTCTGAGTTTAATTCAAACATGCAAACTTTGTTGAAGGCTGGACTTTCTAAGAACGCTTTCGACGCGATCATGGCTGAGTCGGGTGGGCGTGGCGCGGATATTGCGGCGGCTTTGGCTCAGGGGAACATTGCGGAGAATGCCCGTAGGGTGAGTGACGTTTACAGATCCGTTCAGGCTATGGGTGATCAGACTGGTCAAATGGCGGCAGAAACGTTCCTTGGCAACGGTGTTAAGTTGGCGTTGCAAATGTTGGCCGGAATGATTAAAGAGTTTGCGCCGTCGGGCAAGTTGCGTAAGACGTTGCTGGCGGCTGTTAAAAGCCTTAACGATTCTATTAAGTTTGAGCCAAAATACATTGACATTATTACGCGCCGTTTTGATCAGGGTAGCGCACCTGCCGCTGTTGTTGCCGGTGGCGGGGTTAATGCTGCTGGTGGTGGTGCGGGCAACTTTACTAACGATGAACTAACGGAAGCAATGTTAAGTTACACCGGCCCGATATTTCCTCCGGGTTTTGAGTTTGATTTCTCTGGCATTGGTGGCATTAGCAGCATTGGACAATTCGCTGACGGTGGTGTTGCAACGAAACCAACACTCGGGATCTTTGGTGAGGCTGGCCCTGAGGCACTTGTGCCGTTATCACGCGGTGGCAACTCTGGACTTGGCGGCAACACCTACTCCATAACGATCAACACTGGCATTGGTGATCCCCGCGTGATCGGTGAGGAAGTTGTCAACGTGATCTCCAAGTTTGAGAAAGCCAACGGCGCTGTATTTGCGCGGGCATGATGAAGGTTGAAATTGCGTTTGATCTTGCCGCTAACGGGCTGGGATCTTTCTTCACGCTGGACGATCCTGTCAAGGGCAAGTTGGATAACACGCTGTATGTGCTTGGCGGCGATGTCCTAGTGGACGTCACCAATACAGTTCGGCAGGTCAGTGTCAAACGTGGGCGCAACCGGCAACTGGAAAAGTTTACTGCCGGGAACGCAAACATAATCCTCGACAACCGTGACCGGATTTATGACCCACTCAACACTGCTAGTCCTTACTTTGGTTCTATCGTGCCACGCAAGCAAATCATTATCACTGATGAAGACCAGACCATTTACACAGGTCAAGTTGCTGACTGGAACTTTGACTATTCACTCTCCGGTGATTCAACAGCGCAAGTGTCGTGCGTTGATGCGTTGACGCTGCTCGTTGATCCTTTTCTGACGGCAGATACGGAAACGGCTCAACTAACGGGTGCGCGGGTAAACGCTGTCCTTGATGATGTTGGTTGGCCGTTGGCTAAGCGGCAAGTATCTGAAGGCAAAGCAACATTGGACGCTGACGTTATTGAGACAGATAAAACAAAGGCGTTGGACTACCTCAACAAAGTTTCACTCTCCGAACCGGGGGCGCTCTATGTTGCCAATAATGGTGATCTGGTGTTTCGTGATCGTGCTGACACTCAAAATGCATCGGGGTCAATAACGTTCGGTACAGGTGGAATACCGTTCTCCGATATTGGTGTGGAGTACGGCGTTGAGGAAATGGCTAACCAAGTCTCTGTGACTTACTACGGCGGGACGGCGATTGCTGGGACTGCTACCGCGAGAGATGAAACATCCATTGGTCAATATGGCACGTTAGATGAGAACTATGACACGCTGCTCTCAAGTGCATCTGACGCGCAATCTTTAGCAGACTGGCAGGTTGGGTTGTTTGCTCAGCCGCGTTACCGCGTTGACCGAATCACTGTTGCCCTAGATGGATTGACAACCCTTGATCAGCAAAGCGTGTTGGCTGTTGAACTGGGCGATGTGGTCACGGTGACATGGACTCCCAACAATGTTGGTGATGCGCTGAGTCAACTGGTAACAATTGATGGAATAGATTTCTCAGCCAATCCATCTTCGCGTAGAATTAGTTTCACGATGAGCGAAACAACCGCAGCGTTTATTCTTGATGATCTTGTTTTTGGTGTACTCGGCAACAACCTGCTCGGTTTCTAGGAAGGAACAACAATGGCATATCCCTTTGCAGCCGCTGAAGTCTTAACAGCGGTTGATTTGAACGCGATGATTGGGGCACCGACCCAAAACGCGCAGACTGGCACGACGTACACAGCGGTGCTACTGGACGCCGGGAAAACCGTCACGCTGTCCAACGCGTCAGCAGTGACACTCACAATCCCCGCGCAAGCCTCTGTGTCGTGGGCTGATAACACGCAACTGAACTTCCTGAACCTCGGCGCTGGCACGGTGACGATCACTGCTGCTGCCGATGTCACAATCAACGGCACACCACTCACCTTGGCGACATCAAAGGGGGGAAGTCTCGTTCGCACAACGTCCAACGTTTGGACGTTCATCCCTTTCTCCGCTGGTGTTGAGGCCGCGAACTTCACGAACACAGCGACCGGCACATACACAGACGGCGGCATCTCGTACAAGTACATCACGTTCAACGGTAGCGGTGAACTTGTTGTGGATCAGGCGGGGTTCGCTGATGTGCTTATTATTGGCGGTGGGGGCGGTGGCGCAAATTACGGCGGCGGTGGTGGCGCAGGAGGCTACCTTTCCGCGTCTGACGTTTACCTACCAGAAGGAACATTAAGTATTGTGG